CTATCTCAAAGGGGTGGCCACATGCCGTGGAACCAGTGGCCACATGTTCGTGGAATCGATGGCCACATGTTCATGGAATCGATGGCCACATGCGCGTGGAATACTCAGCATGCTGATGGTTGCGTGCAAAAATGATGCTCTTTCCTAGGATTTGTCCGGTCGCATCCTTGATCCCGTTTTCCATCAGGTTTCGGAGGATCGCGCGGTTGGTGTCCTTGTTGTAGATGACCTTGTCGATCTGCTCTGAGGAGAAGTCATACTGCGCCGGGTCTTCCCCCTGGTCTTCGAGCTCCTGGATCTGCTGCGGCGACAGGCCATCGAGGGTGATGCCGTCGCGGAGAAACTGCGTGGTGTGCTCATAGACCTCGAATGGGGTCAGGTAGCCTTCCTGAACCGCCTGTTCGAGATCGTAATTCGACGTGGGAAGCTGCCCTTCGCACCCAAAGAGGCGGAAGGTGCTCCTCGTCACGAAGTCGACTGGCGTCGCGGTAAGCCCCACCTGATGACAGTCGAAATAGTGAAAGATGTCTCCGTAGACGTTGTAGATGCTTCGATGAGATTCATCTGCGATGATGAGGTCGAAGAAACCAGGGTCGAAAGATTGGAAGACCTTTTGCATCGCGGGATAGGTCGCAAGGAAGACGCGCTCACTGGCGTTCGTCCTCACGCGTGATGTGATGATCCGCGTGGGCTCCGAAAGGAAATCGTTGAAGGCGTTCTTGGCCTGCTTTCTGAGTTCTTTTCGATCGCAGAGGAAGAGGACCCGCTTGACCCAACCGGCTTTGATCAGAAGGTCCGTCAACGCGATCGCAACGCGTGTCTTGCCTGTACCAGTGGCCTGAACCACCAGCGCCCGACGGTGCTTCTGTGAGAACCGCTCAGAAACTCTTTTGATCGCTTCGAGCTGGTACAGCCGATCCACGATCTGATCGCTGATCGCGACTGTGTCGAGGGGCTGTTTGTGGTGCCGCTGGTAGTTGGCCAGATGCTGAAGGCTGTCCTTGGAGTAGAAGCCATAGAGCTTCCGCGGAGGAAAGTCCTGTGCGTCGTCCCAAATCCAGATGTCGAAGCCGTTCGTGTAGAAGATGACCGGGCGGTGCCCATACCGCTTTTCAAGGCTATCGGCATAGAGTTTGGCTTGATGTCGACCAAGCTCGGCATCGGTCGAGGTCTTCTTCGCCTCGATAACGGCCAGCGGGTTTCCGTTGTCATCCCACAGCACGTAATCGGCGTAACCGATGCCCGTAGCCGTAGGTTGTCCGTCGACCTCGACTTCCTTGCCCACTTGAGCCGTGTTCTTGGCGCCTTCTGCGATATCCCAGCCAACGCTCGCCAACATGCTATCGATGAGGCGCGTTCGGGTTTCTGCCTCGCTGAACTGAAGTTCATCGGCCGCCGCCTGTGCCGAGCTTGCTAGATGCTTGAGCTCAGCCGCTTCCTTCTGGGCGGCGGTTGCCTTCGAGCGCGCTTCTTCGAGTTCCGAGAGCAGCGCGTCCATCTGTGCTTCCTGCGCCGCCAGTTTTTCGAGAACCTGGCGCCGTTCCCGCTCCTCAACCTGACCGGGAATGCCCGGCTGCTGGAAGGCGGGAAGCTGGTCCGCTTTCGCTTGCCCGTATCGGACACACATCCAGCGGGCCAGATCGTGTGCCTCCTTGAGCAACCAAAGCGCGTGTTGGCTCCTTACGGGTTCGCCATGCGCGGCTTTGTTGCCGTGCATCCGCAACGCGTGGAGTTTGTCGAGTACAACCTTCGGCGTGATCGCGATGAAGGCGTCGTTCTTCAATAGATCAACGAATGTGGGCAGGTCCGGCTTTGGCAGCCGTAGCTCGCGATAGATATCCTTCGTCAGATTTTCTGCGAAGAGCCGAAGCTTGACGAGTGCGCTTGCAGGATCAGCGTGAGCATACGCTTCTGCAAAGGCGCCAAGACCTGCAAGTTCAGGCCAGCCGTCACGAAGGATTTCGAAATTGACAGACTTCATGCCATCGCCTCCGCGAGCGCGGCGTCGAAGGCAGCTCGGTTGGCAACCACGACCGGGACTTCGTGCGGGTTGTCCAGCTTGTCTGCGACATCCAGACGGAGACGCTTCAGGAAGTAGTAGAGCAGCGCCTTTCGAACCATGACTTCGGTGCGCCCGTTCGTCATTTCAAAATCTTGGGCGATGATCGATCGCTGGTTCTCGCTCAGAGCTGGATTCGGTGCGAGCGCGACCGCGAAGCGATCATGCCAAAGCTTGTCGTCATTCGCGGACGCGCCGGACAGTCCATGCTTTCGGGTCTTCATGCATCGCGAGAGGATGAAGTCCTTGAACTTGTGGTCGATGTGACAGAAGGCACGGATATGCCAGCGCAGTCCGTCATTGCCGAGAGCGTGGGGAGAAATCCGCCTCCACTCGGGGGTGGGCTTCTTGGCGCTCATCGACTGGTAGAACACCTCTATGGAATGGTCTTCTCTAACGGCCTTGAGGACATCGCGAAGGACGTCGGCCTCCACGCGCCGGTGTGGAATAGGCAGGGCATCATGCTCGGGCGCCGATGCAAGCCAGGCTTCGGTTACACCAGACGCTCCTCCGTTGGTCTCGCGCAGATGGGCAAGGTACGTGGATGCATTGGGCTGCATGAAAACAGGCTTGAAATCGTCCGCCGCTTTGTAGCGCTTGGCGCTCTTGTCGTAGATCAGATTCCCCGGTGCCTTCTCCTCGTAGAGTGTCAGGTCCTTTGAGGCCTGGGGCACGGACACGCCGAACTGGTCTACGATGTCGGCACGGTTGATGCCGCCCTCCCAAAAGAGGCGGAATTCAATGAACTCCAACCGTTTTTCGACACCCCAGCGCATGGCAGGTCCTCGTTGAGCAGGCAGGACGAGAGTGCCCACCAGAATCGTTTGATGATGGGTATATAAACTATCCGCATCTCTGCGATCAACCCCTCGCGCGGACTTTTTGGGTGGAGTTCAATCGTCAGTGTCTGCCTGAAAGCGCGGCCGCTGCTCGTTCCACGCTGCAGGAAAGGGCTCTAGCACGCGCGCGAGCGTCACCTCCGGCCCGTGCTTCCCGTCCAGGATCGCCACAACGATGTCGGGCGAAAGCAGCGTCAACCGCAGGACGCGGGTCATGTAGGAGGGCGCGATCCCATCGCGCTCCGCAAGTTCGGCAATGGTGGCGAACTCGCCAGATTCGAGCATCCGCTTCCATCGGAACGCACGGGCCAGCGCCTTGACGAGTGTGTTGTCAGTCCGCGGCGAGTGCAGGGCGCCCTCGGGCATCTGCATTTCTTTCCGCCCGCCACGCTTCACGATGCGGAACGGGACATGGAGCGTCACAGTCTCCGGGATCGGCGTGCTGCGGCTCATGCAGCGGCCTCGATGCCGCCGGCCAGCATCTCGCGGGCCAGGCCGCCGAGGCCGTCGATGCGCAGGCGGACGTTGAGCCCGTCAGTGCCGATTTCCACGCGTTCGACCAACAGCGCCACGATGCGGGCCTGCTCTGCGGGGAAGAGCTCGTCCCACATCGGGTCGAGTTGCAGCAGGGCCGTACGGGCGTCGGCCTGAGTTATGTCGTCGGCATGCTTGCGCGCCGCCTTCCCTGTACCCGCTACGATTTCCGGCTGGCGGAAGACAGCGTGCAGCTGGTCGATGACGGCCGTCTCGATCTCGCCCGCGGGCACGCGGCCGACCGGGCACGATCCGGCGCCATGTTTCAGCACCGTCTGGCTGACATAGTAGCGGTAGAGCCGGTCGCCCTTGCGGGTATGCGTCGGTGAGAACGCCGCGCCATCGGGTCCGAAGAGCAGCCCCTTCAGCAGCGCCGGGGTCTCGGCACGCGTGCGTGCGGCGCGCTTGCGCGGGCTGTCCTGCAGGATCGCATGGATTCGGTCCCACGTCTCGCGGTCGATGATAGCGTCGTGCTCGCCGGGATAGCTCTCGCCCTTGTGGACCGCCTCGCCGATGTAGGCGCGGTTGTTGAGCATCCGGTAGAGGTACTTCTTGTCGATCCGGTTGCCGCGGGGCGTGCGGAGGCCGCGCTTCGCGACCTCCCGCGCCAGTTCCGTTCCCGAGCCGATCTCGAGGAAGCGGGCGAAGATCCAGCGGACATGCTCGGCATGTTCGGCGTCGATGACCAGCTTCCGGTTCTCGACACGGTAGCCGTAGGGCGGCACCCCGCCCATCCACATGCCCTTCTTCCGGGAGGCCGCGACCTTGTCGCGGATCCGCTCTGCGGTCACCTCACGCTCGAACTGGGCGAAGGAGAGCAGGATGTTCAGCGTAAGCCGGCCCATGGACGTGGTCGTGTTGAACGACTGCGTGACCGAGACGAAGGTGACGCCGTTGCGGTCGAACACCTCCACCAGCTTGGCGAAATCCGCCAGCGAGCGGCTGAGGCGGTCGATCTTGTAGACCACCACCACATCGACCAGCCCTTGCTCGATATCGGCGATCAGCCGCTTCAATCCGGGCCGCTCCAGCGTGCTGCCGGAGATGCCGCCATCGTCATAGCGGTCGCGCACCAGCACCCATCCCTCGGAGCGCTGGCTGGCGATGTAAGCCTCGCAGGCCTCCCGCTGGGCGTCGAGGCTGTTGAACTCCTGCTCCAGCCCTTCTTCCGAGGACTTGCGGGTATAGACGGCGCAGCGGCGCTTGATCTTCACGTCGGTCATGAGCGCCTCCGGCTCTTCAACCCGAAGAAGACCCAGCCGTTCCAGCGTGTGCCGGTGATGGCGCGGGCGATGGCCGAGAGCGACTTGTAGGGCCGGCCCTGCCAGTCGAAACCGTCGGTCGTGACGGTGACGAGATGCTCGACGCCCTGCCATTCGCGGATCAGCCGCGTGCCGGCGATGGGCGTCAGGTCGGCGCGGACGCGGCTCTTCTTGCGGTCACCGCCGTCGAGTTCCTCGCCCAGCCGTTCGAGCCGCTTGACGGTTTCGGGCTTCAACCCGCCATAGGCGAGTTCCTGGATGCGGTAGGCGAGCCGGCTTTCGAGGTAGCGTCGGTTGAAGGGCGGCGGGTCGCTGTCGAACAACTCGCGCCACTGGGCCTTCAGTTCCGGCGTCTTCATGGTCTTGAGCGCGGCCAGGCGCGCGGGGATGGGATCATGCGTGTTCATGCGGTCCTCCGGTTGGTTGGACCTGCACTACCGCTCTGGTCGAGTGAGTTGTGTAGCGGAAAGTCTCCGTTCTCCGCAGAGAGTTGCCCGTTCTCCCGCATCCGAAGTCTGATCAGCCCGGCGGCCAGCAGGCGGCAGAGTTCCGCGCGGCGCTCGGCGGGGGACAGCATGTCGGGTGGCAGGGGGTTGGGGCGTTTCATGCGGCGGCGCGGCCCATTTCGCGGAGCACCGCCGCGCGGATCGCGGCACGGTTCCAGCGGAAGTTCAGATGGCAGTTGGCGGCGTATTTCGACAGCCCGAAATCCATGCCGCTGGTCTCGAAGCCGGCGCGCTGTAGCAGTTCGATCTGCCGCATGCTGGCGGGATCGTTGAGCCAGCGCCTGCTCTTGGCGGCCGCGCTGGAGGTCTCGGTCATGCGCAGGAAATCGTCGGCCGCCGCCAGCGCCTGCACCCGTGTGCCGACCGCAAGGGGGCGGATCGCCTGGCCCCTGGGCCGGCCGAGCGCATGCCACAATGTTCCGTCGTGGAACACGCCGGCCCAGCCCTGGAAACCGCTGGCCATCAGAGCCTGGCCGTCGCCGTGCAGGTCGCACCAGAAGAAGGGAGAGCGATCCAGAAGGTCGATCTCGGTCATCTCGAAAGCGGTCAGCAGGCGCTTCTCGCCGATCTCTCGGGTGAAGATGTGGCCGCAGAGATCGCAGATGGAGGCGCCAAGCGGCAGTTCGGCCTCGCAGGACGGGCAGGTCTTCCACGGGCGCTCGCCGTGTGGGGTCTCGTCCTCGTCGAGGTCGATCTCCTGTTCGAGCGTGCCATGGCGAAGCGCCGCGCCCGCGAAATCCAGCACGATGCAGTCGGTCTTCACGATACCGGGGAAGCGTTCGGGATCGACCCGGCGCAGCCCGCGTCCGACCGCCTGAATGAAGGTGCCCTTGTGCAGCATGGGGCGCAGGATGCCGATGCAGCCCACGGGCTGGCTGTCGAAGCCTTCCGTCAGCACCATGCAGTTGGTGAGCACCTGAATCTCGCCCCGGTCGAAGCGGGCGATGAGGTCCGCGCGCGCCCGCGCCGGCATGTCTCCCGTGATCGTTTCGGCCGAAACGCCGGCGGCCCGAAACGCTTCGGCCACCGCTTGGGCATGGTCCACGGTCGCGCAGAAGAAGATCGTGCGCCGGTCGGCGGCCTTGTCCGTCCAGTGCTCGACCACGGCCTCGTTGAGCACCGAGCGATTGAGCACCTTGTCCGCCTGGCGCATGTCGAAATCGCCGGCGGTGCTGTCGATGCCGGAGAGTTCATCCTCGATCCCGAGGTCGATGGTGAAGGTCCGGGGCGGAACCAGCAGGCCACGCGCGATGAGCGTGCCGATCCGCAGGTGATAGCCGACATTGCTGAAGGTCTTCCGCAAACTGCGGCCATCGCCGCGGCCGGGCGTGGCGGAGAGGCCGAGAAGCTTCAGGTCCGGATTGGCGTCGCGCGCATGGGCGAGGATCGCCTGGTAGCTCGCGGCGGCCGCGCGGTGGCATTCGTCGATCACCAGATGGCTCAGCTTCGGCATGGAGCCGCGGCGGTGTTCCCGGGCGAGCGTCTGCACGCTGCCGAAGATCACCTGGCCGTCCCAGCAATCCCGTTCTGCCTTCACCACCGATGTGCCGAGGCCCGAGATCTGTCCGATCGCCGACCGGTTCTGCTCGATGAGTTCATCGGTGTGCTGAAGAACGAGCACCTTGGCATCGCCGTTCCGCTCCGCCTGTTCGCCGACATAGAAGCCGGCGATGGCCGTCTTGCCGGCTCCGGTCGGCAGCACGAGCATGGTATTGCGGTGTTCGGCGGTGCGGTCATGGGCGGCGTCGACCGCCGCCCGCTGATAATCGCGTGGGATCATGGCAGCCTCCCTCAGCGCGCCCAGAACGGCGCACCGCTGGAGGAAGGCGCCGGCGAAGCTGACTGCGCCGGGGGCGTCTGCGGCGGCGCCGTCACCGCAATGCCGGCCGAGGGCGCGGCCCCCATCACGGCGGCATATTGCGCGTGCTCGGGACCGATGGCCGCCTTGATCACGTTGCGCCCGGCATCGTCGGGGTTGTTGCGGTCTTTCTCGACGCCGACCTTGGCCACGAAATCGAGCCCGTTCAGATCGCCGAGGCTGCGGATCATCCGGGCTGCGCGTGCCGCCTCGGACTGGTCGCTGGCCTTGATGCCACGCGCCGATTCCAGAATGCCGCGGATCAGCGCCCGGCCGCGATTGGCGTAGCTGTCCTCGCCGCGCTCGTTGAGGCTCTTTCCCTTGAACCCGATGCGCGTGTAGATGCGTCGCCGCGCGTGGGGGCCTTCCAGCACCACGGCTTCGGTGTTGAGGTAGAGCGCGGAACTGGTGCGGCTCTGGGTGAGCCAGCCCTCGGGGCCGGCGCCGCCGGGGCGAATGGTCAGCGTCACCTTGACGAGAGTGTTTGCCGGGATCAGGTCGAATGCGGCGTCCTGGGCGTCGGCGCCGTTGAAATCCATGTTGTCCGCCATGGGTCAGGCTCCTTTCGTCGTGGGATTGGTCCGGGCCGGCTGCTGCGGCAGATCGAAGTCGAGATCGGCGCTCGCCTGCGCGCCGGAGCCCGCGCGGATCTTCGCCATCAGGCGGCCGAGATGGGCCTGCTCGATCATTGAGAGCCGGCCGCTGCGGTCCTTCGCCGGAAAGCCGAAATCGTTGATCGTGGTGCAGATGAAGGCGCGGAACGGTTCACCTTCCTGGGGGCGGATTTCCGCGAGGGTGATGACCTCGTCGACGATGCCGGGCAGCTCGAGCCCGGTCTTCGAGCCTTCGATCTGCATCGCGAAATACGGCTTGCCGAAATCATCGATCTTCCGGTCGAGCAGGCCCACGAGCCAGATGTTCTTGCGCGGCGTGTGCTGCAGGTGCGTGAGCCAGCCGATCATTTCCTGGCCCAAAAGCCCGTAGGCGCCCCGCAGGTCGAGCTTGCCGCTGCGGTCCGACTGCGCCTGCGGCTGCCCCTTGCACCATTGCATGCAGATGCGAGAGGCGACGGAGATCGAGTCGACGAAGATCGTGTCGTACTTGTCGAGCAGGGACGGATCGCCGAAGGCGGCGCAGACGCGGTCGTAGTCGCGCTGGCTGTAGGGCTGATCCTCGCGCATCGCCGGGTTGGGGCCGCCGATCCAGCAGGCGAGATCGCGGGCCCGCTCCCAGTCGCGGACCCGGATTTCGTCGCCGGGCCAGCCCTGCACGGCGAGTTCGCCGGCCTCGAGATTGACGAACAGGGTGCGCTCGGCATCGAGCGTCCAGAGCTGGCTGGTCTTGCCGATGCCGGAGATACCGGTCAGCACCCCCTTGATGCCGCGCACCTCCTTGAGACGTTCATCGGCGGTGATGATCTTCAGCGGGGCGGGTTGGAACGGCGCGCTCATTTGCGCGCCTCCAGATCGCGGGCGGCGGCCGCGACGGCGTTGTCGCTACCCTTGGCGCCCTGACGCCGCGCCATGCGCAGCATGTCCTCCAGCGCCAGGATGGTCTGGCCGAGGCTGCGCCGCTCTTCCTCGAGCGCGACGAGGGCAAAGGCAATGTCGTCGACGCTTGCACGGTCCAGAGGGCGCGTGCGCGCCGGGCGTTCGGCCAGCGACGGGACGGCGATGGTATCGGGAAATGACGCCGACCAGTGCGACTGGCGGAGTTTTTCGAGGGGGGATTTGAACATCTGCTGCTCCTTTTCGTCTTGCCCAGGGATCGTCCGTAAGGTGTCGGCTGCCGGGCCCGACGCCGCCCTGGAGCTCGCGGTCGGGGTGTTTCCCTGAGGGTCTTTCATTCCCCCGAAGGCCCGGCATGAATTGGCTTGAGTGCTTGCCCTCACTTACCGGCGCGGGGCCGCAACTGTCGGGGCGGCCTCGAAATACCCGTCGAGGCCCATCTCGGTGGCGATCTCGCGGATTCTGCCCAGCCGCTCGTAGATGGTGCTGCGATGCACACCGAGCGCGCGCGCCGCCTCCGAGATGCTGAGCTGGCTGACGGCCATCGCGACCTGCCGTGTCGCCGGGCAGAGTGCCGCCAGGAGCCGGCCGACATCGCCGCGCAGGCCGGGGCCGTGGGCCAGCGAAAACTCATCGACCGGATCGAGCGCCGCGGCTTCGGGCAGGACGTCCGAAAGGGTCAGGCCCCCGTCGTCATTGCCGAGCGGCGCGTCGATGCAGAGCATGGCCCGTTCGGCGCGCATGGCCATGGTGCTGCTTGCAAGCGTCGCCACGCGATTGGTGATGATACGATCCGCGAAGGTGTCGAAGGAGGACTTCGCCGGATCGAAATTCTGCGCGCGCCTGATGAGATCGAGGCGCAGTTCCTGCTCGATGTCCTCGGCATCGAGCCCCGGCACGGTGCCCGAACGCGCCAGGCGCGCCGCGCGGATGCGGATATTGCGGGAAATGCGGGTGGTGGGATCGGTAAGCTGTTGAAGCTGCTCCATGGTTTTCGCCTTCGTCCAGGTGGACGGGCACGCGGCCCGAGTACCCGGCTCCGGCGAAATTTCGCTGGGACGGCCTCGAAATCAGGGGATCGGCGAACGAGAAACCCCACGAAACCGAACGGTTTCATGGGGTTGGGCGGAACGAAAAAAAATGCGGGGGGTCAGTCGTCGTCGGCGAAATTTCGTCTGGAGATGCCCGCGACGCCCTGCTTCAACCCGCTGCCGTCGATGGCAAACTTCGCGACATAGTGCCCGGCATCGTCCCCGATGGGGTCCTCGGCGATCCCGGTGAAGGCTGAGAGACGCTCGCTCACGAATTGCTTGTGCTTCTGGGCGCGACTGTTGCCCACGGGGATACGGCCGCCGTGAAGCGCGAAACGGCGCAGCCACGCCCACGGGAGTCGTGCTTTGCCCGTACGCTTGTCCGCCATGCCGATATCGGCGGGCGCAACGGCGCGATGAACGCCCGGCCCGCTCAGATTGAAGAGCTCGTCATTCTCGAATACGATCCGGATCGACGACCAGGTCGTCCCGGGCGGCAACGCCAGCGCAGGTGGCCTCGATGCATCATCGTCGGAGCCCGGAAGCTTCACGATGAGATCGTGAAAGATCGTACTGAGATCGAATCGAGGTGCGAGCGTGTTTCGTGGATCCCAGACCACGACATCGTCTAGCAGGAAGACGCGCGCTCCCTCGTCGGTCAGCCTCGTAGTCAGGTCAGCATCAATGACCGAAGCATGCGGGATCAGTACCGCCTTGGGGCCCGGCGTTCGGAATACAGGCGCCAGATCGGCGAAGGCCAGGGGATTCCCGTTTTCGGCGAGACCCAGGAATATGGCGAACCCGACGCCCGCCCGAACATCGTAGCGTCCGAGCGCGCGCACGGGCTTGGGAACAGTTGCCGCGGGCGCGTCTTGCACGCCAAAGGCGCGGATCAGAGCGGAGGCGAGCTTTCCACGGTGAAGCACGAGAATCCGAACGTCATCCTTTTCGAGACGGAGGGTATCGCAACGCTGCGGAACATCGCCGCAATCCGCACGGAACCTGCCGTTGGGCAACGCGACGAGATTGCGAAGGCAGCCGTTTTCGCTGGATCGGGGGCACACAAGGTTCTCGGCAAAATCGCCGGTTCTTTGCAGCAGTGCCCCGGCGATGGCCCAGTCTGCGCCGAGTTCTCGTACCCAGTCGCGTTGCGGAGCCGCCCCGCCAAGCGCCTCAAGCGCCCGCCAGAAGCGGCTCGTCCTCATCGATGACATCCGTTTCTCGATTGATGTTGAAGAACCCCCGCTCACGTAGCCAGGCCTCGACCCGTTCTGCGTCCGAATCCCGGTCGTAGCGCGCCGAGTCGAGGCGGATGTGAACGCCGCGCTCGCGACTCGAATCGTCAAACAGGAAGCCGAACTTGGCGGAAGTGATCTTTCCGCGCGACAGTGCATCCTGCCATCGCGTTCCGAGAGACTGGTAGAGGTGAGATGAGCGCCGAATGTCGATTTGCGGAGGATCACCCGGGATCACACGCACGACTTCCAGCAGGCGGACGCGCGTCACGCCTTCGATATCGCCGCATTTCAGTATGTCGGGGCCGACCGACCTGATAGGTGCAAGGGTGAACACATCCCCATCACCGAAGTAGTTGGACCTGCCGAAGATCAGTTGGCCGATCGTCTTGCGGTAGAGATCGCGCTCGCCCTTGGTCTCTGCGTTGATCCCGAGTAGGTCCAGCATGGCATCGTAGATGACAACATCGTGCTTTTGCGGCCGGTAGAAGGCAGCGCCGGATTCCCCGTCTTCTTCGTGCTTGCCTTCCCGAACCGCGGCCTTCCCGTGCCGAATGACCAGCCAGAACTTTCGTTCGCGGCTGAAAACGAAGGCCCGCACGCCCCGGCCCTTGCGGCGTTCGTCGAACCACGGGTTCATAATTTCGGCCATCTGAGCAAGATGCGCTTCCGTCACCTCCGGAAGGTCGTTCTCGTCGCCGTGCCTGCCTGGATAATACTGAAACGCCGACTTGTTGAAGGCGATGGCCCGGACGGTCCTGGCCTCCAGAACGCTGGGCCGTGCGAGGTGGATTTGCACGGCTACATCGGCAGTCGTGGACTTTTCGGCGGGCGCAATTGCGATCCCCTCCTCGGCGGCGCGCTCGAGCAGCCACTCGAGGGTTTCGTCCGACGCGGCCTCGTCGATGTAATAGAGACCGTTCATCAGCTCCGTTGGCATGCCGGGATCGTAGGTCAGAAGAACCTTCGCCAGATCGTTGTGCGGGAACTCGTCCTCGGGATCGGTCGGGAAGGTGAATTTGCGCCGCGCAAAGTATTCCCGCCACGGGTTGAGAAGATCGATCAGGTGAACGTTTGCAATCCGTTTCAAGCCGTCCGGCCGGATGAATACTTTGGGGTTGAATGACGCCATGCGCGACTCCGCTCCAGGATGAATCGGGGGGAGTTCAGGCTATCGACGGAACCCTTTTCATTCAAGTATTTGTTCGCGAAGTGTTCTCGAAGAGACGTCCGACAGTCGGCCACCCCCGCCGGTATGTGAGGAAAGGCAGCTGGAGCTTTTCCCCATGATCGCAGTTTCCGATCGCGCCCGGCGCGGTCTCACCCCCTCGTTTCCCACAAGTCTCGCGCGCATTGCGGGAGGCGTTTCATGATCGATCCGGACGAACGCGAGCGGCAAGCGCTTCAAACCGCCATGAAATTCATGGGCGAGCTGATGGCCGAGATCGGCTGGACGACCCGTTTCAACGAGCTTTCGGCCGAGCAGGCCCGGGCGCTCGCCGAAGCCGCCATCGATGGCTTTCAGGAGGCCACGGCCGCCTCGGCGCCGAAGACCGACATGGAGATTCCCTTCTGATGGCGGCGCTTCTGGACTTCAACCATCGGGAGAAGAAACCCGATTTGGCGGATACGGTGAACGCGCTCATCGACGCCGCCCTGACAGCCGAGAACGCGGGCCGACCTGCGCGCGACTATCTCGGGGGCAGCCGTCTGGGCGATGCCTGCCAGCGGCGGCTGCAATACGAATACCTCAAGGTGCCGAAGGACGACGGCGCGGGTTTCACCGGCCGTTCCTTGCGCATCTTCGCGCTTGGTCATCTTCTCGAGGATCTTGCCATCGACTGGCTGCGCAAGGCCGGGTTCGATCTCAGAACCCGCAACCGCCATGGCGAGCAGTTCGGCTTCTCCGCCGCCGCCGGCCGTCTGCAGGGGCATGCCGATGGCGTCATCGTGGCGGCGCCGAACGGCATGGCGGTTCCGGCGCTCTGGGAGTGCAAGTCGGCCAATGCGAAGAACTGGCGCGACATCGCCAGGCGCGGCGTGGTCAAGGCCAAGCCGATCTATGCCGCCCAGATCGCGCTCTATCAGGCCTATCTCGGGCTCACCGAGGCGCCCGCGCTCTTTACCGCGATCAACAAGGACAGCTGCGAAATCTGGCACGAACTGGTCCCGTTCGACGCCGAACGCGCGCAGGCCGCCAGCGACAAGGCGGTCCGCATCCTGCGCGCCTGCGATGCGGGTGAACTCTTGCCCCGGCACACGGAGGATCCCGAACATTTCGAATGCCGCTTCTGCGCCTGGAAAGAGAGGTGCTGGGCATGACGGACGCGCCACTGAACACCCCCGACACGACGCCCGTTCCCGATCGCGACATGATCGCCACCTACGCAAGCGCGGTGTTCGGCTATTGCGAGCATCTGGTGCCGGTGCGGGCGCTGGCCGAGAAGGGGGCGGCGGACGCTCCGCCGCACACGCCGTTCCTGCCCGCCGACAACACGCTCGCCGAGATGCTCGCACGCCAGGCGGATTGGGCGGCGAGCGCGGGCATGGCGCTCTTCGTCGTGCCAGGAACCGTCGGGAACCCCGGCGATGCCCGCGCCGAGCACATTCTGCAGACTCAGGTCGTGCTGGTCGATCTCGACCATGGCGACATCGCGGCTAAACGCGCCCATCTCGAACGCCATGTGGGGCGGCCCACGCTGGTCGTCGCCTCGGGCGGCGTGACGGTTGAAGGACAGCGCAAGCTGCACATCTACTGGCGCCTGACCGAGCCGGCGGAAGGCGAGGACATCGCCCGCGTTTGCCGGCTGCGGCAGACGATTGCCGCGAAGGTCGGCGGCGATCCGGCCTTCAAATCCGCCCATCAGCCGATCCGTGTCGCGGGCAGCATCCACGCCAAGGGCGGCAGCCGACGGCTCGTCAAGATCGTCGATCACGCCGAGATCGATCACGACCTTGGCGAACTCACCGAGTCCATCCTGGCGATGCCGCCGATGGAGGGGCTCTCGGATGACACGCTCGATTTCAACGGCGCAGGTCGCGGGGGCGACTCCGTTCCGGAACTGTTCGGGCGCCCCGTTCGCGAAGGCGGCGTCGACGGCACGACCCGCTTCGATGCGCTCTCTCGCGTCATCGGCTACTGGATCCGTCGCTGCCGCGAAGGGCATGTCACACCGGGCGAGGCCTGGGACGAGATCAAGGCCTACAATCTCGCCCGCATCGATCCGCCCTGGCCGGAGGACAGGCTGAAACGGGAAGCCGAGCGTTTGTGGCAGCGAGATCTCGAACGCAACGGGGCCTTCGACGACGATCTTCCCGAAGGCGCCGATGGCGGCGGCGGAGACAATGACGGCCCGACACCCGTGCGTTTCAGCGAGGACGCGCTGGCGGCGCGCTTTGCCGAGCGGCACGCCGATCGCTGGCGCTACGTGGCTGGATGGGGACAGTGGCTCACCTGGACCGGGGCGGTCTGGCGGCGCGAGGACACGCTGCAGGCCTTCGATCTTGCGCGCCAGGTCTGCCGCGAGGCGGCGGTGCGCGCGCCGTCTGCGCGCATTCGCACCAAGCTCTCCTCGGCCGCGACGGTGGCCGCCGTCGAGCGGCTTGCTCGCAGCGACCGCAGGCATGCCAGCACGACCGAGATATGGGACCGCGACCCCTGGCTTCTGAACACCGGTGATGGCGTGATCGACTTGCGTTCGGGCGCGCTGACGCCGCACGATCCCCAGCTTTTCATGACCAAGGTCGCGGGCGCGGCCTCGAAGGGCGCCTGTCCGACATGGGAGGCATTTCTCGACACGGTCACGGGCGGCGATGTCGAACTTCAGGCCTATCTGCGCCGGATGGCCGGTTACTGCCTGACCGGCGTGACCACCGAGCATGCGCTGTTCTTCCTCTACGGCACCGGCGCCAACGGCAAATCGGTCTTTGCCAACACGCTGACCGCGATCATGGGCGATTACGCGACCGTCGCGGCCATG